TAAAGAAGTAGCAGAAGAAGCAAAACGTGGATTACTTGCGATTGAAGAACATGGATCTAAAGCAGGAACCGCAGTTGGACGTACTAGAGCAAGACAATTAGCTGATAGAAAACCTTTAAGTTATGAAACTATTAAAAGAATGAAAGCTTTCTTTGATAGACATGAAGGCTTCCAAAAACCTTCAGAAGCTAAAGACCCAGAATGGTGGAAACACAACTCTTACGTCTCTTGGCTCCTCTGGGGCGGAGATACAGGTCGTAAATTCGCTGAAAAGATTATTGAAGAAGAAGAAAAAAACAAGGATAAATAAAAAATAAATTCACAACTTTCTTCGTTTTGTTATACTTAAATAATAAAAGGTAAAATATGAACAAACACGACGAACTTCAGAAACAGATCGATCTTTGGGCACAGTACCAAAAAGAGAATAAATTATCTGACGAAGTCTACAAGTCTAATTACTACGGAGAGAAAAATGAGTTTTTTAGAGATACTTCAGAAAGCACGAGAAGAAGCCAAACTAAAAAAAGTTGAACAAAAAGATGTTGAAAAACTTAACAATGTTGAACAAGATTTAGTCGAGCAAAAAAAAGTTTATAAAAATGAGACATCTGATCATATATACTTAGGTGATGCAATTGTAAATTCATCGAAAGTAGCTATGATTAACTCTAAAAAATTAAATAAAATCAATGCAGCAGTTAGATTAGCTAAAAAGCTTATTACAGGACATATAACACATAACGAGTTAAACAAGTGTTTTAAAATGCAGGATAGATTTCCTCAAAGTAAAAACATAAACTATCAACTTGTAGGTGGCGATGCAATGGCACAGCTACAAAAGCTTCTCAACAAAGGTGTTGCATTAGATGAAGCACTAAACAAACAGATTGAGAGGTAATATGAAATTAGATGTATTTAGTCAGTTTACCCCTTTCGATTTATCAAAGGCTTCTAAAGATGGTAAAACCTATCGCGTTGAAGGGATAGCATCTTCTGAAGACATTGACGAAAGTGGTGAGATAATTAAACAAGATGGATTAGATTGGAGTTACTGTTTAAAGACAGGCGCTTTTAATTTAGATCATAAGAATGAGCCTAAGTTTATTCTTGGTGCTCCTACAGAAGTTTATAAGACAACTGTTGGTGGTGTTAAAGCTACTGCAATTAGAGGTGTCTTATATGCTGATAAACCTATTGTCAAGGACGTATTTGAAACAGCTAAAGCTATGGAAAGTACTGGACTTCGAAGAATGGGTTTTTCAATTGAAGGTAGAGTTCTAGAAAGAGACCCGCGTAATCCACGTATAATTACTAAAGCTAAAGTTTTGAATGTTTCTATTACAGGTAATCCTTGTAATCAAACAGCAACAATTGAGATGATTAAAAGTATATTAGCAAAGGAAAATACAAATATGGAAAAACACAAAGAGTATGCTGATGTTCATATGAGTTATAAACAATCTAAATTGATTGAAGAATACTCAATGAAACTTTGCAGCCTATTAGGTTCTTTACCTGATGACCAAGATCTACCAGAATGGACACAGGCAAAAATCACAAAAGCCTTAGATTATCTTCAGGCTGCTTATCATTACATCGACATGGATGCTAAAGATAAAAGTGAAATGGATAAATTCCTAGAAGATAAACCTATGCCTGAGGTTGAAGAAGGAGACGATGAAGGTGCAACACAATCACCTGAAGGTCCTGGAATTCACCCTAAAATGGAAGATGATGATGGTTATCGTACAGAAGATAAACCTTATCGTAAAGCTGATGTTGGTTATCAAGAACCTTCACAAGCTGAAGGAATTGCAGTCATTGTTGAAGAAAGCTTAGAGCAACAACTATCTTCAGAAGACATAGAGCTTTCAGACAGCGAAATGCGTGAACTAGTAATGAGAATTTTACGTGAGTACCCGCAACTAGAAGACAAAAAAGTAATGGGACTTATTCATGATTTAATGGAAAGAAAAAGTTACCGTTATAAAAAGAAACAATAAAAAATAAAATAATTTGGTAAAATCAAGATTAGCCACATACTTATATTATATAGTATAGTGAAAATTGCGCGGTTTTAGAGCCTGCAGAAGTACTTTGATTTTACTAGTTATTTAATCTTTATAATATTTAGATACACTTAAAATCACAAGTAGATTTACAAAGTCATAAAAAAATGAAAGGACCTTACGTATGAGCGAAGTAAACAATGACAAAGTTGAAGTTCTCTTAAATGAAATCAAAGAGCAACTCGACAATGAAGCTACAGCTTCTGAAGTTATTGCTAAATCTGCTGACTCTCTCGTAGCCGCGCAAGTTGAAAAGTTTGATTTGCTTTCTAAGGCTGTCGATGGGATTGTTAGTACATTAGCAACAATTACACAAGCTATCTCAGAACTTAATATTCCTACTCGAGAGGACTTAGACGCACACATTGAGGAAAAAGCACAAGAAATTGTGAAGAGCCTTGATGAAAAAGTCGAGACAATCGAAGAGAAGATTGAGAAATCTGTTGAAGATGCAACTGCACAAAACGAAGAGTTAAAGAAAACAATCGAAACTCTTGAGAATGAGCCAGTTGTAAAATCAATTGCTGATGTTGATGAACCCATTATAGCAACAAAGGAAGAGGTAGTTGAAGTAGCTGCTCCTTCTCGCGGTGATTTAATCAATAAAGCACTTGAAGAGATTAAAACTGCAGATCACAAACGTGGCGCAGAGCTATTTAAAGCAATTACCCTACTCGAGGCCGGTGCCTCACTTGACACAATCAAACTTTAAGAAACATAAGGAGTTTATTAAATATGTTACCTAACCTAAATGAAAACGTTAACGTCAATGAGCTTACACGCCTCAACGACACTATCCGCAAAAATAGCCAAGTTGGTTATCAGACCCCAGCAGTTATGGACGGAAGTTTTAGTCCATTAGTTCCTCAGTCAATTGAGGCAACTCTAGCGTCTGCTACTAACACCATGCGTGACTTGGCACTTTTCCCAATGCTTCCTAAGTATCAGGTAAGCAATACTGTTCATGAGTATGCTGTAATTAAAGAGCATGGCCTTGATCTAGATCCATTCATCAGTGAAGGTGGTGGTTCTGCTTCTGACTTTGCTGCTAATGCTTCTAGCTATGAGCGTAAGTCTGTTAAAATCAAGTATATGGCAGAAAGACGTCAGATTTCTGATGTTGCTACTCTTGTTGGAATTATCGGACATAACGCAAACGCTTTGGCTGAAGAGACCGAGCGTGGTACTATGAGCCTTCTTCGTAAAACTGAAGTTGAATGCTTCTATGGTGATGAGGACGTTAAATCTAAGGGATACGACGGAATTATCAAACAAATCGAAAGAACTGACGGAGCTCGTGACCAGGAATTATTTGGTCGTCCTCTTTCACAAAATCAGCAAGATGAGGCTGGTTCTTCTTTAAGTGCTATTAAACTTCATGACGTACTTGGTGAGCTTCACAGTGCACCTCGTTTTGGTAAGCCTGATGCGATCTTTGTAGATCCAAAACAATATGCTAAGTTAATTGCTGACAGTGCTGGTAACGGTCGTCATGATGCAATGCTTCTCGTTAATCAAGCTGATCAAGGTGTCGTTACTCTAGGTGCTGGACCTCGTATCCACGTTATGGGACCAATGGGACCTGTACCAGTTATCGCTGCTCCATTCCTTAATCGTCAGCTAAGTGCTCCTTCTGCAGCATTTGGTGATGCTGCTAAACGTCCTTCAGCTCCTACTTTCCAAGCAAATGCTGCACAGGATGCTGTTGCTTCATTATTTGATGCTTCAGGTACTGGCTCTGGACATGATGGATTTGTACAGTATGGAATTGTTGCTGTTAATGCACATGGTTATTCAGCTCCTGTATTCTCAGCTTCTGTAGAAGTTGATGATGGTAATAAGGCTTCACTTCGTTTGAACGTTCCTGCTATCGCTGCTGATTATTATCGCATTTATCGAACTAAGACTGCTTCAGCCGGCGCCGCTGTTGATCAAGGTACAGCTAAATTGATTGGTGAATTCCCAGCTGCTGAGCTTACTGGCGCAGTATGGAAAGACCAAGGAATTGAGCGTCTTGATTGTAGCCGAGTTCTTATCGCTGAGTTAGATCCACGCGTTATGGAATTCGCACGTCTTCTTGACTTTTTACGTCGTCCTCTTGCAGAGACCGGCGCAGCTAAGCAGTTCTTGCTTATGCTCTTCGGTTCACCTGTTGTTAAGGTTCCTTCAAAGAACTTCGTACTTCGTAACGTCGCACGCTAAGAGAAAAATTACTCTAAGTAATTTAGCTAAATGAGTTTACAAAAACTAATTATGGTTTTTGGGACGCTGTGGTTTTTCTCTCCTGTCGCGGCGTTTTTTTTAAGTCAACAAAATAATGATTAGAATGACTTCTGTTAAACTTTTCATTAAAATCTATATAAACATATAGGAAACTTACTTTAAACATTCTAAGGATAAACAAATATGGCATTTGACATATACAATGTAATCACAACAGATTTGCTTAAGAAAACTGTACTCGTTGGCATCGATTTGACCGATGATAATGGTGATGCTTATCCTGATGAACTATTTGATGCTGCTATTAAGCAAAGTGTTGCAGTATTAGAAAATGAGTTAGAAATTGTAATAAACAACTTCAGAACAAGAGGTGAGCGTCATGATGCTATCTCACAAAATAGAAGAAGTTGGTGGTCAATGGCTTTAGATCGACGTCCTCTTAAAAAGGTAGATAAATTAGCTATAAGCTATGGTAATTACCCACAGACAGACGTTCCTTTAGAATGGGTTAATATAACTTCAGAGGTAGGAGGAAGTGTTTCATTAATTCCTACAGCTGCCGTTTTAGGTTCATTTAACTTTAGTAATTCTATCCCATTGTTAATCGATCCTATCTCAAACTTTAGTTATCATGATAGAGTTCCTGCTTATTTTAAGTTTGACTACGAAAGTGGTTTTAACTTTGTTGAAGGAACTATAACGGTACCACAAGGTACGACAGAAGTACTAGAAATTGCGATAGCAGAAAAACTAGTAGATAAACCTAACTTTATATTTACAGTAACAGATGATGGAAACGGCAACGCAGCAGGTGCTGTACCTCCTACTGTTCAGGCATTTGACATTGGTGATGATACATTTAGTATTGAAATAGGCACAGCAGGCGCACAAGGTGATGTAGTTATTAGTTATAAACTTCATACTGTTCCTGATAGTTTAATCAAGGCAATACTTTATATGGCAGCAATGCTTCCTTTAGACACAGCAGGTGACCTCATAGTTGGGGCCGGCATCGCAGCATTTAGATTAGGTGTTGACGGATTAAGTCAAGAAATTAATACAACATCTTCAGCGACTAATAGTGGTTATGGTGCTAGAATGATTTCTTACAGACGACAATTAAAATCTGCAGTTGAAGGTTTAAGAAAGAAATACACAACAACTAAGATTGGAATATTTTAATGCCTAATATTCTAAACCCAAAAACACAAAGATTAGATAAAGTTAGAGTTGATTTTTTCAATAATGAATTTAAGAGACTAATAGCACAAAAAGGTCTAAGAATAGATTGGGAACAAAGACAACCCTGTCCATGTTTCGTATCTACAGCAGACTATAATTTTGATCTTAATAGTGTTGTTGATACATTTGATAAGTCAGAAGTTAATCCAAGTTGCCCTGTTTGTAATGGCGGAGGTTTAGTGAAACATTCTCAACAAGAGATAAAAGCTATAGTAACGGGAATAAATTCTGATTATGATACAAATGATTTTGGTACAGTTTTATTACCTGAAATTAAACTAACTTTACTTCCGGAGCATCTACCTTCTTTTGGTGATAGATTTACACTAAAAGATAGTGCAATGACAAGACAGGAAGTTTTTGAAACAGATAATAGAATTGTTTCAGGTGCTACACAAAGGTTTATATTATCTTATCCAGCAGCAACTAGAACTTTAGAGTTAGCTAGTGGTAACGTTGAAAAAACAATACTATCTGTCTATTATACAGATGCAAACGGAGTAACAGTAGGTGAATTAAACCAAGCTTATCTATATAACGCACAAACTAATTCATTACAGATACAACAATTAAATACTCCTCCATTAGGTGCAAAAATTAGTGTGACATACTATGCACATCCTACGTTTACTGTGTTTGGACAACCTTATGCAATAAGAGATACATTCCTTAGAGTTAAAAACGTAGAAACAGCAACATCTATGCCAGTTCAGGCATATGCTAAATTGGAGAAGAAATAATGTTTGAATTACATTCACATCATATGCTTATAAATGCAATGAAAAAATTCAAAGATGATCAACCTTATTTCGAAAGTATGTTTCCAGAAATTGCGCAAACATTAAGAACAAAATATTATAATTTGTTCATAGCTTCTGACATACTTATAGATAAGGCTTATCAAAAGAAAGAAACAAAAGTACCCCAAATAATTATCAGACAAGCACAATCTAATTTAATGAATACACAGCTTCTATCAAATGGTGGTCCAACAGTTAAGTCAATGTTGATTAGAAACGATTTAATTTTAAAGCTTTATGCACCACAACATGATTTTATTAGGATTATAAGCAGATTAATTCAATCAGCATTTTTAATCTTTAAAAGAAGTTTTCTAGAAGCAGGTTATATGAATTTAGATTTTGTTGCTTCACAAGAACTTACTCCTGCAGACGACAGTGATTTACAAGACATCCGCGGAATAAGACATCTATCTTCTGAAGATGGCTTTATGTACTCAATGGAGATGATTTATACATCTCAAAGATTATTAGAAGTAGAGCCATTGGTAGCAGATAGAGAAGTTGATGTATCAGTAATAATGAGTGTACCTCAAGAGTTTGGTAATACATCAAGTCCTGATCTGCATACTGATACGCTATATACTACGATCGTAACAAATTAAGAAGGAGTTAAATTATGCCCAGCAGTATATTTTTTCGTGGTCAAAACTTATATGACCCAGCAACTGTAGTAGACATAAATAATGTACTACTAAGCCCAGACAACTTAGGTGCCAAAAACCTATGTGTCGTAGGTGAATTTCCACATCTTGAACCACAAAAAGTCCATGTTTTTAAAAGCACAGGCGGTCCAGGAGTATCAGAAATTTATCCTAACCAACTTAACATGAAACTCTTAGATGAGATGTGGAAAAACTCTATTAAAGACAGTAGACAAGTTTCCACATCATTATCTTATGTAAATGCATGTGACCCAACTTCAAACCTTCAGGCATCATCAAATCTTAGAACAAGAGCAGATGACGCGGCAACTGGAGCTGTTGATGAAGAGTATTACGGTGCACAAGCAAATGCTATTGCACTCAAATCAGTTATTTGGGGTGATAATGGTAATCTAAACCGACTTGATGTTGCGATTGATCGTACAGCTGCCGATTTAGATGAAATATTTACTCTTACATACACTGAATTGGGTCAACTACCTGCAGTACAAGTAATAGGATCTGGCGGAGTTATAAGCTTCACATCTACTATTGCAGGAACATTAGTTCTAAATAGAGCTAAGACTGGCAGAAACGTTATATGGACACCTGATGGTGGATCAGCAGTAACAGTTGCTATTGACGAAATGACTTCAATGCAACAACTTAAAGACAGACTTGATCTTGAAACAGGACTTTCATGCGAAGTATTAAGCTTTGAGTTTGAGCCAAAACAACTAGACGCATTTGATCTTGAGTGGCAAGTAGGAGCAGTTGCTCAAACACGTGAAAACCTTCACAGAAAACTGTATACAGCAACAGCAACAGCAATACAGGGTGCACATGTACAAAAGATAGTTGATCATATTAACACACTTACTTCAATTAAACTTACAGCTGAAGTGACATTATTTGATGCTAACCTTGTGCAAGAAGCAGTAACTACAACCGGTGG